AGGGAAATCGATTGCCACAGTCAGTCACCTTCTTGAACCATGCTAAAAGGTGCTTCAGGTCGATGATTAGAGCCGATCCTCACCGGCGTGCACTGCCTCGCAGCGGTTAATCCTCGGCCTCGTCATCAGGCTCGATGTCTGTTGGCCAGACGAGGGCCCAGCACTCCGGACCTTCGTTCAGGTCATCGGTGTCATCGATATGGTCGGGGTCGGGCATCGAGGTGGGAAGGTGACTACTGGTTCAGAAGGTGGCGGACAGCCCACCACAAGACGGGGTTAGCGAAGAAACCAACGAGAAATGGTTTCCAGACTTGACGGAACATAGAAGTGAAGGTGACTACTGGGCGTCGAGACATAACAGCTTGCGGATCCGAGCCGCTTCCTGTTCGTAGACCTCCATACCTTCCAGTTGCTCGATGCCCACAAGATCACACATTTTTGCAAGATCCCACCGGAGACTGTCATTGAAAAGGCGTTCGTAGAGGAACTCTCGGATTTCGGCTTTGTGCTCGCGTTTCATTAGTGGTAATGACTACTTAAGAGTTTTTAAGCTAGGTACGAAAGCTAGTCGTACCAGTGGATGTGGGGTGAGGGGAGACGTTAACGGACGCCTCCTGAACCGGAGCCCGATGCGAACGAGGCGCAGAGCGGGAACCCTTCTATTGTTGCACACCTAAGGCTTCTGGCTCGTACTGCGTGAGCACGCAGACGTCAGCGCCTTGGCGGAGTGCTGTGCCAACGATGTAGGCGAACTGTTTCGGGGCGTCGTCCGACTCCTCGATCTGGTACTCCTCCACCTCGTAGGTCATGCCCTTGCGGAACCACGAGACGCGGACCACGGCGAGCAGCTCGTAGGGAATGTCACCGACGTTGTACCCCAGGGTGGGCTTCCTGGGGCGTTTCGGCTGGGGTGGTTCCGACTTCACGGGATCTCTCCAAAACACCCACGCGGCAACCCGCATGAGCCCTAGGAAAAAGTTAGGCGTAACAAACACGGTCGGTGGTTCAGTCGTATTGCACGATGCGGTCGGATTTCCCGCGATTGCAGTCTGAGCAGAGAGTGCGCAAGTTACTTGGCTCGTTACTGCCGCCTTTAGAAATCGGGATTGTGTGGTCTACTTCAAGTAATGCGCCGTTTACCGGTGACGCGCCGCAGTCAAGACACCTAAAACCGTCTCTCTCCAAGATTTTATGCCGTGTACGTGCAGAGATGTAACGTTTAACTCGGATAAGTTTGTTGTACTTTGCAGCTACTTGTATACCCTTAAACTCTGTATTATCGTAACGTAAGTTTATCCCAGACTGCTCCCATATATCCTGAAAAGCATCACATAAAAAGTACAGAAAACCTTCGCCGTAATGGTAAGTGCTTTTAGCAGACATATGTACAACCCATCTATATACGTCTGCAATACTATTTATGTCGTTAAGTTCAATACCATAATCCATCGCTTCGTGATAAAGTTCGTAATAGATAGCGTTATCAATTTCTGTTACCTCAAAAGACCACGGTCCCCATGTTTTGTTCAAGTTTGTAGGGCTTTTTACATGAACTTCTGGTAAATCAGCAAAACACACTGGCTTGAAGTGCTGCGGTTTTAGGTTTGATTTGGCCTGTTCGGCTCTAAGTACTTCCGTGTAAGGATTCTTGAAAGGCATAGGATCTGCGGAGCAAGCTCCGGACGTAGGTGGACGGGGCAATGCGGCCGCTGGAGCGGCGACGCATTGGGAGGGGTGGCTGCCCCTCCCTTTGCCGTGCGTGGAGTTTAGTTCCAGAGATCAGCGGCTTCGCGCATCAAGCGGTCCAATTCCTCCTGTGTGCGCTCCTCGCGCGTGAATATCCCGCCGGAATCGTGTCCGATCTGCTCAGAGCCGTTGCCCTGGAATTGATCTGCCGAAATGACCTGTCCGTTTTTGTCCGAACCTGTCCGTTTTTTGTCCTTTTTGTCCGTTGTGTCCATTTCCGGCGAAAAAACGGACAGGTTTTGGACAGATCCGGACAAATCCGGACAACCCGATTCGTCAGATCCAGCTCCAGTGCAGTCTTCTTCCTCATTTAGGACAGGTTTATGTCCGACCCCCCTGCGCGCGGAGACTGCTTGGAACGTCCGATAGCTGGCTTTGCCCTGGGACGTAACCAGCCCCCGGTCAACCAGTCTGTCCAGCGCCTTACGGATCCCCTCAACGCTGCCGCCTACGAGCGGGTCGGCGTTCAGCTCCTTCCGTGTCATCGCCTCTCCGCGTGTGCGAAGGCGCTGGAGCACCCGATCCACTACGGAAGCCGGTGAGCCCTCCTCCACGCCCTCTGCAGGCAGGTCCTTCAGCTCAAAGGTCAGGTCAGCCTGCTGGCGCAGCACCAACTGCTTGCCTTCGTTGCCCTCACGGCTCTTATTGATCGTGATAAGCCGCGCAGAGGCCCCTACACGCTCCTTCTCGCCCTTGTCAGGCCGCCGGATAGCCCAAGACTCATCCACACCGTCTTCGAGCGCTGTGGTGCCCCTGAAGCCTCCCTCTTTGTTGGCGTGGTGGATGAAGACGATTGTGGTCGCCGGGAAGCTTTCGCCGTTCTCCGAGCTGTACCAGTACAAAGGCTCGGCGTATTCCGCCTTGTTCTGATCAAAGGCGCAACCGCGCATACAGGCGGTCACGGAGTCCCACACCACGAGCTTGGGACGATGCTCCTCAATCTGCTGGATAAACCAGGGATACCAGAGCATCGAGACCTTGTTCCGCACGATCACTGGATCATCTGCAGTGAAATCCAAGTCCTTGAACTGCTTACGAATACGCCGGCTGTTCTGGTCGCCGTTCAACCAGAGCACCGTGCCCTGTTCAACAGGCACTTCCTGCCCTTGAACTGAGAATGGAATCCCACGAGCGATGTGTTTTGCCAGCGTGAGGACCGCCATCGTCTTGCCGCAACCGCCACGCCCGTGCATGAGCACAGTCCCAGGCTTCGGCAGCAAATCCGGAATCAGGTATTCGATGGGCGTTTCTTCCGCAGCAAAAATTTCTTGGAGCGATCCTCCATGTGACCCACGGCGAAACTCCTGATCTGCAATCAGTAGCCGAACAACAGCCGCCGCATCCCGATAACCAGCCTCTAAGGCAAGTTCGTGGAGCTTGTGCTGCACTTCCGAGGGGTTAGGCAGCTTCATTGCTGCTTCACCGCGCCTAACAATTTCCTCGTGAGGAAGTCCTGTAGTACGGAACCGCTGAACCCGATCCTGCTCAGCGTCAGTAACAATCCGCCGCAGATCCTCCGAAAGCCACATGCGGCCCGGAAGCTGCTGATCTGCCATCCAGAACAGCGTGCCGAGGCTGACTGGCCCTTTGCGAAAGGACTTCCAGACCTCTTCACAGGGGTTGCCGTCTGCCCAATCCTGAAAAAATTCGGGGTCTTCCGCAGACCACGCCGACCAAAGCGTCAAACCAAGGTCAGTTGGCAACTCCGAGTGGATCGCCATCCCCACCTTCACCCAATGATCCCGGCTGCCATTGCCCTGCCCCGGAATCACCTTCAAGGCCGACTGGATGATCTCAGCCACCTCAGCTGGATCCCGATCCGAGAAATCCAGCGCCTTCCGGTTCTTAATGAAGCCACCGTCCTGGATCTCCTTACCGGCGTGATCGCGCATCTCCGCCAGCAACCACTCAGGAGCGTCAGGAATCGCCTCTAGGTCGCCTTCAAAGCCGTATTGCCCTTCTGGTGCCTTCCCATCACTGGAGCCCGGATAAGCCCCGTAGATGACGCCCTGACGGCCCCACAGCACCTCGTACCCAGCGCCGGTATCCGACAACCCAAAACCCTTCACCGAGCCCCACAGGGCCTCAGGAACGCGAAAGAGGTACTTCGCCGCGTTCGCCTTGGTAGAAGTAACGACTGGAGCACCCTCCAGCGAGTCCCCCCATTTCTTTTTGAGACGGCTGAGATTCCGATCCACGTCGAGAATCACGAGTCCCATGCTGCGACCGCCGGTAAAAACCCCGACCGCCTGGAACACATCCGGCTTCCGCTCGATCTGAAGCGCCACATCCGACGGCGCCATCACCTGATGGTGACTGCGCTCTAGCGGTGTCTTGCCTTTCGAGATTTTCCCGGACTGGATCGCCTGATCCTTGGCGTAAATCGGTGCATACGCCATCCCCACAGGCAGCTGGCGCACAAAAGCCAGCAGGTCCTGCGTCTTACTTTGCGACATGTTAGAGTCTCACATGAGAATGGAATCCACGCCCCCGCAGCTCAGCTGTAGGGGCGTTTTTTCATGGTAGCCAGCCGGTCAAGCACGTGTTACTGTGTAAGACGTTGGCACTCCTGCCGACCACACCAAACACCTAAACCATGGCCTTCCTTTCAAAATCCGCATCTGCAAACGTCAACGGCGGCAACAGCGGCGGCGGCTACCTAAGCCTCAGCAAACTCCCCGATGGTGGATCTGTCCGCTTCGCCCTACTCACTGACGAACCTCTGGAGTTCTACGAGGCCTGGGGTGCCGCCAACGGCGCCAACAAGCCCTTCCGCTTCGACTTCGAGCCCACCTACGAAGACGTGGTTGCCGAAATGGGCGAGTTTGAGCCCCGCGAAGGACGCGGCGGCCCTGGAACAGCAGACGTGAAGTTTGCCATCGCTTGCCCGGTTTACAACTACGAGTCAGGCAAAGTTCAAGTCCTACAGATCACCCAAAAGTCGATCCTGAAGGAAATCGACCAGATCTCCCAAATGGAGGACTACTCCAACCTGCTGGAGTGGGACTTCACCATCAGCAAGAAAGGCAGCGGCCTCACCACCGAGTACACCGTCCGCCCAGTTCCTCGCAAAAAGGGCAGCCAAGAGCACATCGACGCCGCCTGGATCGAGGCAAAGGCTGAAGGTTTCGACCTCACCCGCCTTCTGTCCGGCGGTAATCCCTTCAAGGCCGCCTGATCATGAAGGTGCTCGTCGCCTGTGAATACAGCGGACGAGTGCGTGATGCTTTCGCAGCTCAAGGCCATTATGCCCTGAGCTGCGATTTACTACCTACAGAATCACCAGGGCATCACTACCAAGGCGATGTAACTGCCTTACTGCACTCGGACCACAACTGGGACATGCTCATCGCGTTCCCGCCTTGTACATACCTAGCTGCGTCCGGGATGCACTGGACCACAAGGGGTATCCGCGATCCTCAGCTAACTGAGGACGCCTTAAATTTCGTGCGAATGTTACTCAATGCACCCGTAAAGTACATTGCACTGGAAAATCCTGTTGGTTGCATTTCCAGCCGTATACGCAAGCCAGATCAATACATTCACCCTTGGCAATTTGGCCACCAAGAATCAAAAAAGACTTGCCTATGGCTTAAAAACTTACCGAAACTTCAACCCACTAATGTTGTACAAAAACCTGAATCGGGTGTGTGGCTGAATCAAACACCGTCCGGCCAGAACAAGTTGGGACCTTCAGCCACCCGCGCCAAGCAACGCAGCCTTACTTACACAGGCATTGCCCAAGCGATGGCAGATCAGTGGGGCAACCTGAGCTGATTTCCGCTTTTAGTGGTATTATCAAGGTGGGAAAAACTATTCAAATGGCCTCCAATACGCAAGACACACTGGCATCACTGCGTAAATGGAGGCTGGAACAAGACAACTCTGGCCCCTTCCGGGTCTACCGAGACATTAACGGCAACATTTACCATAGTGTTACACACATCCTAAAGGAAACAAGCGACAAAACCGGACTGGAGCGCTGGGAAGCCCGCCTGGGACCCGTCGAGGCAAGCTGCCAGCGCAACATTGCCGCAACACGCGGCAACATGGCCCATTCACAAGCTGAGTATCTCCTGAAGTGTTCCCAGCAACTGGCACGCTCAGCCGCCAACAAGCGCAATTCCATTCACTGGGACGAACAGGGATTGGCGCGCATCCCAGCGCCCATAACCAAGTGGGCCATCAAGCGCGTCAGACCGAACGTACCCAGGGTTGGCTGGAGCGCTGCCGGTTATGCACGCGGTCTCTGCGACTGGATCTCTGAGAACGTTACTGAGATTTTCGCCTCGGAATTTTCTATTCACCACCCCGCAGGATTTGCGGGGACTTGTGATGCATTAGTAGGCGTAAAAAACAACGAACTGGTGTTGATGGATTGGAAAACTAGCGTATCCAGAAAAACTAAAACAGACGATGAGGGACTGGAACGCTTACCTCCTGGGCACACTTACATCGACCAGTGCGGAGCTTATTCACTGGGACTGAAACACCTTACAGGCTTGAAACCCACTGGAGCAGCTGTGGTTTTAGCTCGCCGTTGCGGTAAGCCTAACGTTCACTGGATGTCGGCTCGTGAACTCGCCGACGCTGAAGATTCATTTATGGAACGTTGTCACAGATACTTCGATGCCATTCAAGCCTCGGCCTAACGGCCTCGGCAAAAACCATTCACTGGAACGCCATTCAAGGCCATTCATGTATTGTTTCGGCCATTCATAATGCCAATACCTGGTATTTATTGGCGATCCTGCTAATACTTCCCCCCATGCTGGGAGGTCTGCTGGAGCGTGGCCGGTATTTCCGCCTACGGCTGTCTCGTGGTGTGTCTCATGAGTCTCATTGAGAATGGGAATGAGAATCATTCTCAAGCCAAGGTAAAAGGAAGGGCTCCCATGGTGGGAGCCTGTAACTCAGCCTGCAGGCTTGGTGCGTTGCCTGTAACTGGCGCGAGGTTTGCCGGCATCGGCGCGAGGTTTGCGTGGGGCGCCTGGCGGTTTCCTGGTGGTAGGAGTTGTGCGCGGCTTCGGTCCCGCAGGGACCTCGCCCTCGTGCGCGGTTTTTTCGCACTTAATTTCGCGGCTTAATTTCAAACCTGCTGGCACGAGATCGCTGGGGCATGGTTCGCCACCGTTTCGAGCCTGGCACTGATTCCAGTATGGGATGACGGACTCCCAAAGCTCCCGGATCCCTTCCTTGCCGTGGAGCTGGTGCAGCCGCAGCAAATCGCGCCACTCAATCTCTGAGAGGGTGGAACGTTCCGCGCAGTAGCGCAGATCCCGCAGTGCCCGTTTCTCCTGGCGCGTCATCTCCCGCTCAGCCTCTCGCTGATCTCGGGCAAGCTGCTGCCTTTCCTTCTGGCTGGTGAACATCTCCCTATGGGTGAGGGTTGCTCTGTAACACTACCACCTAGCGCAAGGCTTGCCAGCTGGGGCTGATGTAGTATTGTGGGCGAGTACACCAAGGGAGACGATCCCACCATGACTACCGATTGGAAAGCCCGCAGCGCTGCCATTGAGGCAGATCCTGCCTTTAAAGAGGCAGAAGCCACTCATGCGGCATTGCGTGATGAGGCACAAGAACTGCGATCCAAGCCCCTCCAGCTGGCGCGTAGGATCTCAGCCCTCCAACTGGGAAGCGATCTACTGATGCGCAAGGGCTGGGAACTCGAAAACATCCCCAAGGAACAGGATGAACAGCTGGAACATCTCACCGGCTCAGATTCTGAGTGCTGGTGGAGCCAGTACAGCGAGGCAGAGAAGGCCCTAGACGATCTGATCGTTGAAACCTGCCGCGCAGTAATGCAAGCCCAGGATCTGCTAGACGCGGCCGAGGCTAAGCGCGAGGCAGCCTGGCGCGTATTAAGCACCGCTAGGCAGGCAGCCGCCAAACGGTACGATGCCGCGCAAGCGGCAGAATGATCTGCTACTGTTCCACACAAGCCACACCGAGGCAACCATGTCACGCGATCTCTGGATTCACCCCGCTCCCGCTCAGCCGGACGACTTCCTGCTGTTGCAATACGAGAACCAGTACGGCTACCCCGAGGGTGCCAGCACTTCGATTTATCAGCACCCCTGGAGCCAGCATGACTATACGGGCTTGGCAGCTGAGATGGAGATTGTCCGGGACCTAGACGATGGCTACCGGGTCCGGCTGATTGCTTACAGCTGGAGCGTCTGGCCTGATGGCGCGTCGCCGTCTTGCTTCGAGCGCTTCAATGGTTGCTCGGTCAAGTACTGGGAGAGCCACGAAACGTTCGGGCGCTTCACCGATGCGGAAGCCTACGCGCAGTTCTGCTGGGGCCGCTGGCGTGCTACCGGGACCGGAGGATCTGCCGGGATGCTCTGGCGCGACGATGCGGACTCGCACCTTAATCCGGTGCCTGCCTTGGCTTGACGCCAAGCCGGATCCGGTTCTACACTCACACACGAGACCCAACCCATAGGCTCACTCATGACAACAGTTCAGGATCTGCTGGCCTACGCCAGCCGCCACGCCACCATCAGACAACAGGATTACTTCGACCCTCGCTACGCCCGCGCCGATGAAGTGCGAGCCTGGCGCAACGACAAAAGCAAGCGTGACCGCCAGCGGCTGGCAGTTCTGCGCAGCTGGCCCGGACGCTGCCGCAGTGCCGAACCGCTTGTGCCTGGCACGTACTGGGGAACCCGCCTAGAGGTTACGGCTAGCGGTGAGATCGACTTTACCGCCTGCCAGTATCCGGGCTTAGAGGTTTGGCTTGCCGTGGCGGATTATTTCGAGCGTACCAATGTGGTGGAGGGCTGAGCGATGCTGGAAACTCTTACCGTTTGGGATGTTGAGCTTACCGATACGTTCGGCGGCGAGGCTAACTACAGCTGGGTTCGGCGTGATCAGCTGGCGCTTCCCCAGGATGCCAGCCGCCGGCAGATCGTGACGGCTGCTAAGGCTGCCCTGGGGCTGACAGGTTGCCGATGCCGGACGTTCGAGCACGGCGAGGGGTTCGAGCTTCGCCCGGTTGGCTCGTGTACCGTTGCTTTTGTCTTGCCTTCTTACTGAGCGGCCTTTGCTTCGCTCAGTCCGCACCGCTCCGGCGGTGCTTTTTTATTGTTGAGCACTGGTGGCGCTAGTATTGAACCAAACGGGTTCGGGATTGTAACAGTGAGCCAGCGACCGGAAGCTAACAACGAAGCGCCGGAAGTTGCGGCGGAAGATGTGGACAATACGCCGCGACCTTACGGCAAGCGGAACCCTTACGCCTACATCGAACAACGTCAGCAGCGCCTGTATCGCAGGCAGCTTGACGGCCTATCTGCACGTCAGCTGGTTCTAGAACACGCGGAACGTGAGGGTTGCTCTGTAGCGACCGCCTGGCGAGACTGGGAAGCTGTAAACAAGTGGAACAGCGAAGACTGGGAGCGTGATAGAGAGAACATGCTCGCAAGGCTGCAAACAATGCGCGTCAAGCTATTTAACGCTGCAATCCGCAAGGGGCAGTTACAAACCGCCGCGCAGGTTCTCGATAGTTTGGGCAAGGTAGTTAACGAGAGCGGTATAGAACAACAGGCAGCCGCTGCACCGCGACTCGAAATCACCGTGGAGGATCGGCGCCAGGGCTAGGCAGCTGGCGGCTGCTGTGATACAATACGGGAGCAAGCCCACCACGCTTCCCGTCATGACCAACACCGACCGCAGCTTCGCCGGCTACCTGCTGGCATGTGGCGCCATCGTGGCCGCTCTAGTTGCCATGGGGTTTGATAATCATTCCCAACTCCAGCGCTGCGAGTCTGCCGGCCGCTCCGCCGCCGAGTGCCGCCTCGTGGTGCTCGGGCGATAAGCTCTGCTGATGTTACACAATGTGACAGTAGGGCCGCACTGCGCGGCTCTGCTGTGCTACAATACAGGAGCAACGCAGGCACACCATGCCCACCATCACCGAGCGCTCCAGCAAGCCCGAGATCATCTCCGCCGCACTGGAGCTGACTGATCACCAGGCCGCCACCATCGAACGGCTACAGCAACAGCAGCGGATCCTATGGGCGACGCTCGCCGCGCTCACCGCTTGGGCACTACTCTAGCACACCACAGGCCGGGGGGCGACCTCCGGCTTTTTTGCGCCGTGGGCGGCACCCAGGGAACCTACTGACATATCCTCAATTCCTTCTTCTGTACTACACCGGGGGCAGGGGTTCAATTCCTGTACTACCCTAGAAGGTACCTATACCCCAAAAAATGCCCGATTCTGCTGGAGCACTCACCCTTCGCTATGCCCAAGGCGAGGTGTTTTCCAGCCGAAAACGCTTCAGAGTATTGGTAGCTGGCCGAAGATTCGGCAAAAGTTACCTGTCATGTATCGAGTTATTGCGTGGGGCGATCGAAAGGCCGGGCGAAACCTTTTTCTATGCCGCCCCTACATACCGGATGGCGAAAGACATTGCCTGGAAAGTCCTGAAACGCCTCGTCCCAAAAGCCTGGATCAAGGCCAAGAACGAAACGGACCTCAAGATCGAGCTGGTGAACGGCTCCACGATCGAACTGAAGGGCACTGAAAACGCGATGGCCCTACGCGGCAGAAGCCTCGCCGGAGTTGTCCTTGACGAGGCGGCATTTATGGACGCCGAGGTCTGGTTCGAGGTGATCCGCCCGGCCCTCGCTGACAAACAAGGCTGGGCACTATTTATCTCCACCCCGGACGGCACAGCTAGCTGGTTCTACGAACTCTGGCAATACGCGGATAGCGGCGACAAGGACTGGAGCCGCTGGCAATTCACAACAATCGACGGCGATAACGTCCCACCAGAAGAGATCGAAGCCGCCCGCGCGCAACTCGACCCTCGCACATTCCGCCAAGAGTTCGAGGCCAGCTTCGAGAATCTCAGCGGTCTCGTTGCAGTCTCATTTGGCGACGACAACATCGACAAACAAGTCCAAGATCTCCCCGTCCTACCCCTCTTGCTTGGAGTGGACTTCAACGTGGACCCAATGAGCGCCGTCTGCGCAGTGAAAAAAGGCGACGTGCTCTGGGTCTTCGACGAAATCATCATGACCGGCGGCGCCACCACCTGGGACCTGTGCGAAGAAATCCAATCCCGCTACGGCGTGGAGCGCCGAATTATCGCCTGCCCCGACCCCACAGGCGGCGCCCGCAAGACCAGCGGCGTTGGTGCCACCGACCACAACATCCTCCGCAAGAGCGGCTTCACCGTTTCCAGCCCCAGAAATCCCTGGAAAATCCGCGACAAGATCACCTGCGTCAACACCGCGCTGCTTGATGCAACTGGAACCCGCCGCCTCTTCATCCACCCGCGCTGCAAGGAGTTAATCAAATCTCTCCGCACCCTCACCTACTCCCCTGGAACGGGCCTACCGAACAAAAACCTTGGTGTTGACCACGCCTTTGACGCGCTCGGTTATCTATGCCTACAAACCTTCAATTTGGCCAAGCCCGAGAGTCTCGGCAAAACGTCCTATCGTGTGTGGTAACACCCCTTGCTGGCACAAAATGGCGGCAAAAAAGCCCACCAAAGGCCAAAAAAAGGTCGAAAAAGTGATGTCAGAGTATAAATCTGGCGCACTGAAGTCCAGCTCGGGCAAAAAAGTAACCAGCCGCAAGCAGGCGATTGCTATTGCTATGTCCGAGGCCGGCATGACCCGCAAAAAGAGGAAAAAGTAATGGCAAAACGCGGCCTTTACAGCAATATCGCTGCAAAACGCAAGCGCATCGCTGCCGGCAGCGGCGAAAAAATGCGCAAGCCTGGCACAAAAGGTGCCCCCACCGCCGCTGCCTTCAAAGCAGCCGCCAAAACAGCTAAAAAACGGAGGAAATAACCATGGCCGCCAAAGCAATCACCGCCAAAGACCACTTCACCAACATCATCGAGTTCACTGGCGCAAATCTCACCGCGCTAGATGACTGGATGGAGGTTCCTGCCCAATCCTCTAGCTACACATTTGCGGCCACAGTTACCGGCGGCGCCAACTTCAAACTGGACTTGGAGTGCAGCTTCAACGGCAACGGCAACTGGTTCACGCTCGACACCAGCAAAACCATCAACTCCAACGGCCAGTACGTTTATTTCTACGACGGCAAACCTGCCGCAAAGATCCGTATGCGTATTTCTGAAATCAGCTCTGGCACACCAACTGTCGTCCCTCACATTGCAGTCGCTTATCACGGCTAATGGCGATACAAACAGTAAACGGAGGCTGTGTTCACATCGAAATTGATGCTGAAGACGGCCTCACTCACGCCACATTCGTCTTCAAATCACCCCAAAACCCAGAAATCTTGGGCGGCTTTGTAGCAATGCTCGCCCAAGGCATCGAAGTGCTGGTGCCAATCTCCGATCCCGACGACGAGGAAGACGACGATGATTGAGTATCGTGGCGAAAAGTTCTCGGGTTACAACAAACCCAAGCGCACCCCAAACCACCCAAATAAATCACACGCCGTCTTAGCAAAAGACGGCGACAAAGTAAAACTTATCCGCTTCGGCCAACAAGGAGTTTCTGGATCACCCAAGCGTGAAGGTGAATCAGCGGCAAATAAAGCACGCCGCGAAGCCTTCAAAGCACGCCACGCAGACAACATCGCCAAAGGAAAAATGTCTGCCGCTTACTGGGCAAACAAAACCAAGTGGTGACTCTCTGCCAAAATAAGTACAAAGTAGGAGCCTAGCCGTGGTCTACAGCGCCAACATCCCGCCAACTGGAGCTGTAGTCAGCGAATCCCCGTTCGTCCGCAGCCTCGAAGTCATCGGCATGATGCCGGACTGGGGCGTCATGGCAGCTGTCACGCGCGGCACGAACTACATCCGCGACATGAGCGAGACCTACCTCCCTCAAGAACCGCGTGAAGACGACGACGCATATCAAACCCGCGTAGACCGCAGCGTCCTCAGCCCGTACACGAGTCGCCTGATCGAAACCGCTGCTGGCGCCATCCTCCGCAAGCCTATCCACATCGAGGGCGACCCCTACTGGCTGGAGCTGGCACAAAACATCGACGGCCTCGGCTCAAACATCAACGAATACGCCCGCCGCGCCCTAGTAAGCAGTCTTACCTACGGCCACAGCGCCATCTTGGTGGACTACCCGGCAGCAACTGAAGCCCGAAATCTGGCCGAAGAGCGTGCCATGGGCCGCCGCCCCTACTTCGTGCACGTCGACGCCCCCCAGATCTGGGGCTGGCGCAAGGAATCTGGCACCAACCGCCTGCTGCAAGTCCGCATCCACGACTACGACGTTCGCCCGCTGAACGAGTTCGGCGAAGAACAAGTCGAGGAAATGCGCGTCATCTATCCGGGCCGCTACGACCTTTACACCCTCGGCCAAGAACTCGTGGAGTTCACCGCCACCGGCGGCTACAGCCTCGACGAAATCCCGCTGGTCCCGATCTATAGCAACCGCCGCGGCCTGCTGGTATCCCAGCCACCACTACTGGACATTGCCAACCTGAATATCACGCACTATCAACGCCAAGCCGACCTAATCCACGCCCTACACATTGCCGCCATGCCCACCCTTGTCCTAGAGGGCTGGGACGACACCACTGGTTCGGCAACGATGGGCGTCAACTACGCCATCGCCATGCAGCCGGGCAACAAGGCGTACTACGTACAGGCCGACGCCACCAGCTTCGACGCCCAAATGCAAGAACTCCAAGCACTGGAGGGCCAAATGTCCACGCTTGGCGTCACCAAACTCTTCGGCCAGAAGTTTGTCGCCGAGTCTGCCGAGGCCAAGCGCATCGACCAAGCTCAATCCAACAGCGTCCTCTCGATCATCAGCCAAGAACTGGAAAGCGCCCTCAACCAAGCCTTCGGTTTTGCCGCCCAATACGTGGGCATGGAACCGCCTGAAATCACAATCGACCGCGACTTCGACTACTACCGCTTGATCGGCCAAGACGTATCTGTACTGGCACAACTGAACCAGATGGGCAAAATCAGCGACGCGATGCTGCTGGAGATCCTCCGCCGTGGCGAAGTTCTCCCAGACAACATCAATGTCGAAGACGAAGTGGAAGCAGCAGGACGTTCCGCTATCGAAATTGTCGAGCCCGCTTCTACGCAAGAAGAGCCTGACTCAGAATCGGACATGGATAGCCCGGAAAACTCTTAACTGCTAACCTAGAAACGTCCAAGTAATACACAACTGTGCCCGAAGAACAGCAAGCACCAGTGACTCTTGTGGAGCCTGTTGCCCCTCAGCCTGTGGCTGAAAGCTCCGATCTGGCCACCCAACTCGAAGCGCTTCGTGCGAAAAACCAAGAGTTGATCGCCGAACGCCGCAAAGACCGCGAAAACCGCGAAACCCTCCAAAAGCAGCTCGATGAGCTGCGTGTAGCCCAAGAGTCAGCAAAAACCGCAAAGCTAGCCGAATCCGGCGAGTTCAAAACTCTTTGGGAAGAAGCTCAGCAAACTGTTGCTGACCTCAAACAACAACTTGCAGCAAAAGAATCCGAAGTCGAACAAATCCGCCAAGGGTTTACACAAGAACAAGTGAAATCTGCCGCTATTGCACAGCTTTCCCAAGCTGGTGCACTGGCACCTGATCAGCTGTATCGTTTACTTCAGGAGAACCTACGCGCTAAAGAAGGACAGCCTGTGGCTGTTGTCGGCGGCGTGGAAGTTCCAGTTGGTGAGTACATCGCCAACTTGAAGAACCCCGGCAGCGGTTATGAGCATCATTTTGCAGCTACGAACCGTGCCGGCATGGGTGTTACGGGTAGTGCCCGCAATACCTCCCTCCCCGGCCAAACCAACCCCTGGTCTAAGGACAGCTGGAACGTCACTCAGCAAATGCTGATGCTGAACAGCGACCCCGACAAGGCCAGGTTGTTGAAAGCTGAGGCCGGCCTTTAGCCCCTGTGGGGCAACCTCCCCAACCTTGACTCCACTGGAGCTACCCAATGTCTGCTTCTAACAGCAACTTCGGGGGAACTTTTCTCTCGAACCTTGTAACTCGTCCCGAGTTTCTTCAGTACACCGCTGAGGGCATCTTCGAGCAATCGAAGTGGATCCAGAGCGGCATCGTGCAGCGCAACGCTGCCCTTGAT